AGCCGGGAGCGTATAGATCTGGGGCAATAGTCAGATGTAGAAAAGGGGATATTTGGAAAAATTTAAAAGAAGAAGAAAAAGAAACTATTCATAAATGGTTCTCCAGACAAGGAGCACCAGGCTCTAGTTCAGGATGGATTGATTGCAATACTTGCCGTGAAGTAGACGGAAAAAAACAATGCAAAGCATGCGGTAGAGCAAAAGGAGAAAAAAGATCTAAAAAACCTAGATGCAGACCTACGCCTTCTGCATGTAAAAGAAAAAAATAAAAAATAATGATAAAGCTTAAAAAAATTTTAACAGAAGTATCATACGAAAAATCAGGGTTAAAAAATCCTAAATTAGCCGATAGAGATAAAGACGATAAAATATCTTCTTGGGAAAAAAATGTGGCTAAAAGTATAGAAAAAAATCTAGACGAAGAGGGAGATACATACAATATTGGTATGAAAAGATATACAACATCTAAACCGACTTTGTCTCAAAATATGTGTGTCGAATGCGGAGGAATGATGTACGAAGATATGTGTATGGAATGTGGTTGCGACGAACCAAACCAAGATTCCTACGAAGGCGGGTACGAACACAGCGAAGAAAGTCAAGATCACGAAGTCAGTATGTCTCAAAATCTTTTAAAAGACATAATAAGTAATGCTTCACAGCTTATGAATAAAATAGGAGAAGACGAAAAAGATATGCCGGCGTGGATTCAAGATCACATATCTCAAGCACAAAATTTCATAAATCAAGCAAATACTGGATATTACGATTACTAATACAATATAAATGAATAATTTAGACATATTAAAAAAATTGATACTTCAAGAAGAAGAGCAGGATGACAAAGAAAGAATGGAGACTTCTCCAAAAACTTTCGAAGACGATCCTATGAATTTTATCTTGGCAAAGTACGATGGTCTTAAAGAGATTATGAGTGAATTGATGTCTGAAGATTTCGAAGAATTACTAACTGGTATCTATATATTAGCGTATAAACCAACTCAACTTAAAATAGTTTTACATAATGGTCAATATTTCTTTATGACTTTTATGGGAGAAGCTTATCAAGCTACAGTTTCTGGTAAGAATTATTTTTTATTGAATACTGGAGAAAAACAAAGAGCGATGATGGCGATATCTAGATTGCTTAGATGGGGAAGTCCTTTAAAAGTCAAAGGTCCTGAAGGAGCTGAGCAAGACGCTACAACAACAGAAGAAACACCGATCGAAACACCACCTGCAGAAGGATCAGAAACAACAGGTGGTGAAGAAGGAGAAACTTTAGAAGAATCTAAAAAAAAAATAGAATTAAAAGTTTTAGAAACTCTTTTTAATTCATCGAATTTTTTATCAGAAGTAAAAAAAAGTTCAAATAACATTACTCAAGAAGAAGCTGATAAGATTTTAAAATCTTCTGCATATAAGAAATTAAATATAGTAAAAACAACTTTAGATAAAAATAATATCATTATATATGCATCAGATATATCTAAAAAAGACAGATCAACTATATTACAAAATATAGCAAAAGATACAAAAGGAAAATATATTCAATCAAAAGAATCTACTGCTGGAGCTGTACAAAATTCTATAAATGGTAAACCATATATAATAACAATAAAAGTAACTGCTGAAGAAAAAACAGATACTGATTTAAAAGAAGGAATGTCAGTTGTATTAGCAAATATTCCTAATCTAACTCCTGCTACCCCTAAAAATGTAGAATCTATAATTAATAAAATGATTAAGGATCTTAAAAATACTGAAGGTCTAAGTGAAGTTACAATAAATAAAATAAAATCATATTTAACCACTTTAAAACTAAAATTAAAATCAAATCCAGCAATATCGCAAAAAGTATGTAGTATACTGAATGAAAATATTTCTCAAGGTTCTTCATTTCAAGTTTTCTTAAAGAAAAATCCTAATTTTAGAATAGAAAGAGGACAAATGAAAGATGAATTATTTACGAAAATTAGGAGTGCTGGATCTAAAATAACAAACCTTCCAGCCGATAAATGGTGTCCTGGAGATATATATTTTATTAGAAAAGGAAGTGAAAGCAATATTGATTCTACTATAAAAACTGCTCTATCTACAGAGAATAAAGAATCTGCTATTGCCATTTTAAATAGTATGTTTTCACCAATTCCAGATTTTAATTCTAGAGTAGATAAAAAGCATAATATAGTTGCAGTTTCATTAAAACAATCATCAGCTCAAGGTGGAAAGTTAAAATCTGTGTTTCAACAATACGAAGGAACTAATAAAGAATATAATATATCGAAAGAAGAAATGTCTCTACCAGATAAAAAATTGGCAGATATAATAACTAAAATGAGAAACGATGTAAAAGCGGCAATCAAATCAGAAAAATCTACTAATTATATATATAATCCTTGCGATATCATATCTGTAAAAGATCATAAAAAATTATTAGGAAAATTTGGAGCTTATAAAGCTTTAGAATATATAATGAAATATATCGCAAAAAAAGGAGATAGTTTAGATGATGCTTTAGTTGGAATAACTGCGTATGGATTTGGAATTGTTAAAAAAGATAATATTCCAATCAATCCACCATTTTTAAAACTTATTGCTTCTTCGAAAGGCATAGTAACCGAACCTCAATATTTTGAACCCGGTAGAACAGTTAGATTAATGAGTTTATCTGGAGATAATAAGCCTCCTCAAATTCAAATAGTTGACGGACCTGACTATGGAGGAATTGCCATATATTTGACATTAGCACTTCAGGGATCTAATAAGCAAGGAGAAGAAGAAAAAATTAAATACGAAGTAAATTTTAGATATAATGGAGGAGATCAATTGACTATAGAATTAGGAAATCCTAAACATATAAATTAAAAATTATGACATTCGACTTACAAAAATATCTAATAGAAAATAATCTCACTCTAACAGGCAGACGAAGACTATTCGAAGATGTAGATCCAGATGAAACTCCTGAACCTACTAAAGACGATATGAAGAGCACCGATAAAGAGATGAAGAATTTAGATAAGAATAAAAAAGAACTAGGTCAATTACAAGCAAAAGCAAAAGACATAATTTTTAAGTATACAATTGATACTCCACAAGGTAGAAAAATAAAAGGCAGTATCACTGATTACAAAAAAGCTATAGGAGATATTCCTAAAAAAATAAAAGAGTTAGAGAAAAAAATTAAAGCCGTAGAAAACCCAACGACAGATGATACAGATGAACAAGATTAATAACAAAATGATTATTAACGTAGTTATAGGAATAATACTACTATGTGTATTTGTTTTTTTAGCAATTCCAAAACCAAGTATGCCAGCAGATTTAAGAGCGAGCATAGATTCTTTAACAACTCAAAATAGAAAATTAATAGAGCACCAAAAACGAATGGATAGCGCTATCTCTGCATATCAATCTCAAGTTAATCAAATTGATAATCATATAAGTCATATTAAAAGTCAAACTACTATTGTTAACAAATATTACAATGATTTAGGACAACAAGTAGATCAATATAAGCCAACTCAAGTTGATTCATTTTTTAAATCAAGATATAACTATTAATGAAAAATATATTAATTACACTATTAACGTTATTATCGTTTTCTAGTAAATCACAGACACTTCCTACATATGATAGCTTAGGTAATGTTACATATTATACTGAAGATACAATCAAATTACCATTTTCAATAGCTAAAAAAATAACTAGGGAATTAGTTGGATGCGATAGCGCTAAAGCAATACTTGACTTAACTAAAGATCAACTTGCATTAACTGAACAAAAAGTAGTATTAAAAGATAATATCATTTCCAATTACATTCAAAAAGAGGTATTATATGAACAACGCATCTCAAACGAAAAAGAAAAATTCAATATACAAGGCGTATATGTAAAACGTTTAGAGTGGGACAATAAAAAATTGCGTATTAAGTTAACTCTTTGGAAAATTGGCTTCTCAGCAGGAGTTGCAACAGCAGTTCTTGGATACTTATATCTCACCAAATAGATATATAGTAATATTGACCGAATAAAATATATATTTATAAATTAAAAGGTATTCGTGTCAGAGCAAATAAGTATAAAAGAAAAAATAAAAGAGGAATTTATAAAATGTGCATCAGATCCAGTGTACTTCATGAAGAAGTATTATACGATCCAGCACCCTCAAAGAGGTCGCCAGCTTTTCGATCTATATCCTTTCCAAGAAAAAGTACTTCGCTTATTTCAAAAATATCCAGATTCAGTAATAAATAAATCTCGTCAGCTAGGTATCTCTACTCTCGTATCAGCCTATTCTTTATGGATGATGATATTCAACAAAGACAAGAATATTCTTGTTATTGCAACCAAGCAGGATACTGCAAAAAACATGGTAACTAAAGTACGCTTTGCTTACGATAATTTGCCAATTTGGCTAAAGATCGGCTCTGCTGCTACTGAAAATAATAGATTGAGTTTGCGCTTGGCAAATGGTTCTCAAATCAAAGCCGTGTCTGCAGCAGGTGACTCTGGTCGTTCTGAAGCTGTATCTCTTCTAGTAATAGATGAAGCCGCATTTATTGATAATATCGATACAATATATACCGCGGCTAAAATGACATTGGCAACTGGTGGAGGATGCATAGCACTATCTACTCCTAATGGTGTTGGTAATTGGTTTCATAAGACGTATACAGAAGCTCAAAAACAAGACAATAACTTTATTCCAATATCATTGCCATGGAGTGTTCATCCAGAACGTCAACAGGACTGGAGAGACAAACAAGATGTAGATCTAGGAAAAAGAAATGCTGCTCAAGAGTGTGATTGTTCATTTCTTAGCTCAGGAAATACAGTTATTGAACCTGATATTCTTACATGGTACGAACAGAATATGATATGTGATCCTCAAGAAAAACGAGGACCTGAAAAAGCATATTGGATTTGGGAATATCCTGATCCTATGAAATATTATGTCATTATTGGTGACGTTGCTCGTGGAGATGGGTCTGATTACTCAGCATTTCACGTTATAGACATAGAAACTATGACACAAGTTGCTGAATATAAATCTCAAATAGGCACAAGAGAATATGCCAATGTACTCATAGCTGCAGCAACAGAATACAATCAAGCGTTGCTAGTAGTTGAAAACGCAAATATTGGCTGGGACGTAGTACAATCTATAGTAGAAAGTGGATATTCAAATATTTATTATAGTCTAAGATCAGAAGGTAATTCAGATTTTACCACATATTTGAATAAATTTGAAAGAACAGACGGATTAGTACCGGGTTTTACAACATCTTTAAAATCAAGACCTCTGGCAATAGAGAGAATGAGAGATGTTATAGAAAAAAAGCTTGCAACTATTAAATCGATTAGATTGCTAGAAGAGCTTAGAGTTTTTATTTGGAAAAATAATAAACAACAGGCTATGAACGGTTATAATGACGATCTTGTTATACCGTTTGCGATAGCAATGTATCTTAGAGAGACATCATTGAGATATAAAAAAACTGCTGAAAGTCTAACTTACAGCACATTAAACAATTATACAAAAACAACCGGCGATACGCCTCTTTATAATTCAAATAGTCATATGAATCAAAATCCATGGACTATGCAAATAAGTAACTCACAAGGACAAGATACTCAAGATCTAACTTGGTTAATATAACAATATGGCAGAACAACAACAAAGACAGAATAATTTATTTTCTACACTTAGAAGATTATTTTCAACAGACGTAATAATAAGAAACGATGGCGAAGGATCTTTAAAAGTAATCGACGTTGATCGTATTCAAAATAACGGTGTAATTCAGAATAATTCTTTAGTAGATAGGTTTCACAAGATTTATACGACTTCTACAGCTTATGGAGTCAATCTAAACCTAGCACAAAACTACCAATCAGCCAGGGTTCAAATATATGCTGATTATGACGCTATGGATACAGATGCTATAGTTGCATCAGCCTTAGATATTTTAGCTGACGAATGTACGCTTAAAAACGAACAGGGAGAAGTTTTACAAATCAGATCATCAGATGAGAATATACAAAAAATACTATATAATTTATTCTATTCAGTGCTAAATATAGAATTTACTATGTGGGGCTGGATAAGAAACATGTGTAAGTACGGAGATTTCTATTTAAAACTTGAAATAGCAGAAAAATATGGAGTATACAATGTTATTCCATTCTCTGCTTATAATGTAATTAGGCAGGAGGGATATAATCCAACAAATCCGAATGAAGTGAGATTTAAATACGACCCACTTGGAGCGCTTGGAACAACATCAGGATTTTCTTCGGCTTATAACAATGAAGATCCAGGAGTTTACTTTGATAATTATGAAATGGCTCATCTTAGATTAACTGGCGATGTAAATTATCTGCCTTATGGAAGATCTTATTTGGAACCAGGAAGAAAGCTATTTAAGCAATACACACTTATAGAAGACGCGATGTTAATTCATCGTATCACAAGAGCCCCAGAGCGTAGAACTTTTTATGTAAATGTAGGAGCAATTCCTCCAAATGAAGTAGAAAACTATATGCAAAGAATGATTAGTAAGATGAAGAAGACTCCACTTATTGATCCACAAACAGGAAATTATAATTTAAAATACAATCAACAAAATCTATTAGAAGATTTCTTTATCCCAGTTAGAGGCGGAGATACTACTACAAAAATAGATACAGCTAAAGGATTAGAGTATAATGCAATAGAAGACGTACAATATTTTAGAGAAAAGCTATTTGCGGCTCTTAAGATACCGAAAGCTTTCATGGGTTACGAAAAAGATTTGACTGGTAAAGCCACATTAGCCGCCGAAGATATACGTTTCGCAAGAACGGTAGAAAGATTACAGAGAATTATCATATCCGAAATGACTAAAATAGCTTTAGTGCATTTGTATGCTCATGGATATACTAATGAATCAGCAGCTAATTTTACGCTATCTCTAACCAATCCATCAATCATTTACGAGCAAGAAAGAATTGCTCTTTTTAAAGAGAAAGTCGCTTTGGCAAAAGATGCGATGGATGGCAATCTACTTCCTAAAGACTTCATTTACGATAAGATATTCCAATTCTCTGAAGATCAATACGCAGAAATGGAAGATTTAATAGTAGAAGACAAGAAAAAAGCATTTAGATTGAAACAAATTGAGGAAGAAGGAAACGATCCAGCAGAAACAAATCAAGTATTTGGAACTCCACACCAATTAGCCAGCTTGTATGGTGGCAAAGGAGATAGCCCTTTAGATCTACCTACTGGATACGACGAAAAAGACGTACAAGATGGTCCTGGAAGACCAAAAAAATATCAATCTAAAATAGGAACAGACGCATCGGCATTTGGTAGAGACGCTCTTGGCAAAAAAGATATGAAGAAAGGCATGTCTCCAGAAGACTCTTTAAAAGTTCAATATAAAGGCGGACCGCTTGTTTACGAAACGTCTATGGCAGAGTATGTAAGAAACAAAGCTATGTTAGATGCAATGGGTAGAAAAACAAATTTATTTAAGGGTCCATCTTTATTAAGTGAAGACAATATTAAATCAGATTTAACCTAACCGCAGATATATTTATTATCAGTATAATCTAAATAAATGATTAAACATTCAAAATATCGTAATACTGGAATTCTATTTGAATTGCTAGTTCGACAAACTACTTCTGATCTCTTAAATAATACGGATTCTAAATCTGTAAAAATATTAAAGAAATATTTCGCCAATACAGAATTGGGAAAGGAGTATAGTTTATATAGCGCTCTAGCCACTAGTAAAAAACTAAGCGAAGCAAAAGCCGAGATATTAGTATCTACTTTGATAGAGCAATATAAAAAACTTGACTACGAAAAAATAAACAAGTTAAAGTATAATTTGATAAAAGAAATTAAATCTAATTATGAATTAGAAGAGTTCTTTAAAGCTAAGATTTCTAATTATAAGCAATATGCATCTCTTTATACAATATTCGAATCTCAAAATAGCAAATCTATAGATACAAAACAATTGATCTTGAATAAGATAACCTTATTAGAACAATTGACAGACGAATCTATTTCAGATAAAAAAGCTCCACAATCAATCATGGAAGATTTCATGAAAGAAGACAAAGAAGTTAGATTGCTGGCTTATAAAATATTAGTAGATAAATTTAACGATAAGTATGAAAGTTTAAGTGAGATTCAAAAGTCTGTTCTTAAACAATATATCAATAGCATAGCTGATACAAAATCTCTAACTACATATTTAAATAAGAGAATTTACGAAGTTAAAACAGAATTAAAGGCTCTATCAAAGTCAGTACCAGATAAAGTTTTAAAGATAAAATTACAAGAAGTTTTAAAACTTGTACAACCAATAGATGAAAATAAATCTATAAAAGACGATACAATTGTAGGTATACTTCAGTGTTACGACTTAATAGAAGAAATTAAAAGAGCAAATGTCTAAACAAAAAAAATACGAATTTAATCAACAATTCGCCACACTCAGATTAAGAGAAGAAATAACCAAACCTCTTTTTGAAGGTCGTGTAATGTTTACAATAGATGATGAAGATGTAGATCAATTATTCAGTAATCAATTTGAAGCTGATGTGGATTATATTCATGATGGACCAGATGTATATTACGTAACAGATCAGAATGATCTTGAAAGATTTGTAGATTACGTAGAGAGCAGCGGATTAGATGCAGATGCTATCAAAATTCAACAATATTTCAAAGAAGAAGGCAGCGTTACCGGAGGTGAAGGTTATTTTCCAGCTATGGACGTTTCATCTAAAAAACAGAATCCGTTTAAAGAAGATGCTTTATCTGGTTATACTCAAGATAAAAACTTCCGTCCTGGACATACAGCAGACAAAGGTGGATTTCAATACAAAGATCTTTGGGGATTGAATGAATCAGAAGATTTAGAAGCCACAAAACAAAAAGTTATTTCTTGGTCTAGACAAAATCGCAATGCTAAACAAGATTCATTAGCAATCCAATGGTTTAAAGAGTTTGAAGACGCGGTAATGAAGGCTACAACAAAACAAGGGATTAGAGACGCAGTACTCGATATGTACTATGCACAAGATGATCTTTTTGATAAACTTGGTTTACTTGATCTAGATTATGATGATTCTGAAAAATCTACTGATCGTCTTATGAAAAAATCTACTTCAAACGAAGAAGAGCTTCAAAGACTACAAGGTCTATTAGATAGAGCAAATCAAGAGAAATCATATTCTGTCATGAGTTCTTACGAAGACAAGATAAAAAAATTAAAATTTCTAGTTGCGTTAGAGAAAAAAATCAATGATAAATTACCTTTATTCGCTTTTAGCGATTATTGGGAAGATTATGCAAAAAGCAAACTAGCATGGAACGGAAATCCTAATAAATTCTCAGATATAGCTATTCATGTTCAAGGTTTAATGGAACCGCCTTATAAAGGCAAAATGGAAACTTTAAAAGAGATGAATCAGATTGTTGACGAAGTATTTTCTAGAGAAGATTACAAAAAAGTTTTAAGTATAATAGAAAAAATAAAATATACTAATACTAAACTATATAATGCTATATTGGATATGTTAACAGACAATTATCCACATAGTTATGAAGAAGTTGAAGCTCAAATGGGATTAAACGAATCTATGATTCCAGATAATATTGTTACTTTCGCTAAAAGAAAAGGCGTTATGACTCTAGTAAAAAAAGTAGCTAATTGGGTACAAAAAGCAGGTAAAAGAATAGTCGGAGGAACAGCTATAGGAAAAAATTATAATACATTAGTATTAGATCTAACTTATCAAGGAGGAGAAATACGCATTAATTTAGAAGACGAAACTATATCTGTAAATGGAGAAGATTATATTTACGATTATGACGAATTTATTAATGCATTAGGTACAATAAATGAAAATTATTCTCGTTTTAAAAACGAAACTAAAACAAGAACAAGTCCAGAACAATTTCATCAAGCAGTTAAATCTGTTAAGCGCAAAGTAGAAGAAATTCATAAGCTTTACGAGTATATGGAAAGGTTGCAAAAAGAATTAAGCGAAGGAAGCGATGGACTTAAATATAAGAAGTATACTGAAAACGCAATGCAGAAAATAAAAGAAGCTGTGAAAACTTTACACATAAAAACAAAGAAGTTAAAGTAGATGGCAAAAGCAATAGTAAGGGGCGGATCTAGTACGAAATTGAGTTTCGGCAAAAGAAAAAAAGGCTTAGTAAAAAAAAGTTATAATAAGCACAATCCTAGACCAAAAAAATATATCGGACAAGGTAGATAACACATATTTATAAGTATGAAAAACATAAGCAAACAATACGCAGATCTTTTAGAGGGCAAAATGAGTAGAGACAATTTCGTTAGAAACTGTCGTCAACAATTTCCTCAATTCGTATCTCCTGTAACATCAGTAGATGACGCGATTAAGATTCTTAAAAGTAAAAGAATCATAGCAGAAGCAATGAATAATATGAATCCTGATGCAGAAAAGCAGGGCTATAATGATAATTATGATGGGTATTCATTGAAAGATTGTCCATATACTGGTATCGATGCAGCTTTATGGAAAGATGGTTGGATGGAAGCCGAAACAGAAAAACAAATGGAGCATGATGAAGACACATACAACAGAGAGACTGGCGGATATGGAGATCTTTATAATGATGACAAAGATCAAGATGATTGGTCGAAAATGGATAAAGACGATGTTCATCCAGGAGGATTTCCAGGTATGACTGAGAGATTAAATGAAGCTGAAGAAAAAACACAAGGTCGTTGGAAAGAAGCCACAGGTCAAGGACAATACGAAAGATTCAAAGACATGGACAATGTTAATTTTTCAACTTTCTTGAGAGCGGTTGCTTTTGAAGTATCGAAAGATCCTGTTATCAACGATGATAACTTGCCCGATATAATGGAAAAAGTTGCCAAGGCTATGAAGAAAGATCCTATGGCTTACAGAGATCTTGTTATATCAAATACTGCCGACATCAAGAAGCAAGATGAAACTCGTAAAATGAGAGAAGTTAAACCTGGCAACATGGTTGACAAAGATAACGGCATGCAAGAAATAAAAGGTCAGGAAAAATATAAAGCAGATAGCGCACCAAAAACCGAATATAGAAAAGGTAAACCAGAAGGAGTAAAAGAAATGGGAATAACTCCAAAGAAAGCACCCGGAATCAAAGATGTAATGGACATGCCAGGTAAAGAAACGGTGATAGATCAATTGAAAGAAGCCTTAAAAAAAAGTCTAAAGGAAGATACTCACTATAACTATAGACCAGGATCTGAGGTAGAAACTCCTAGCGGATTTGGAATAGTTAAAGATATAATCGGAGGAACTATCACGGTAGAATTAACTAATGGAGAATTGGTCGACTACCAAGTAAATATGTTGGACGCGATAGTCGCCAAAAAACAAAGAGACGATGCATTCAAATCTTTACCAGATCTTGGCAGTGCTGGACAAAATTGGTTAAGTAACCAGATAAATGAAGATGATCAAGACACAAATATTCAAGCACTAGAAGCCGCGCTTCGTTCTCACGATTGGTATTATAGAATGAGTGATGATCCTAGAGCGTACGATAAAGGAGACGATGAAAATACTAATATCAGCAAACTAATGAAACTAGTTCCAAGAGAAATAGCTAAAGAGCTATATAATAAATATTCTCCTTGGAAAATGCAAGAATCTGCTAAAGAAGACAAATATAGTAAATTAAAAGAGTACTTAAGAAAAGTGCTAAAGAAAGAAGCTATAAAATTTAAAGCTGGAGGAGAAACAATATTCAAGAATAATGCAGAAGCAACGCCGTACGAATCAGATTTAAAAAAAGCGGGTGTTAAATATGTAAAAACAAGTGTATCATAATGAATAAGGAACTCTTAATAGAATACAGCATTTTTACTCCTAAAAAGAGCACGCTATCTGAAGGAACAAAAAATGGAAACGGAAATATGATCGTTTCTGGGTTAGTACAAGCTTGCGATAAGCCTAACGCTAACAAAAGAATATATCCATATGACACATTAAGAAGTCAAGTAGATTTATATATAAAAGGACCAATAGCAGAAAACAGAGCACTCGGAGAATTAGATCATCCAGAAACATCAGTTGTTAATTTAAAAAATGTATCTCACAACATACTTAAATTATTTTGGGATGGAAAAAATCTTTTCGGAGATATTGAAATTCTACCAACTCCATCAGGAAATATACTAAGACAACTATTCGCAAATAATATAACAGTCGGCATCTCATCAAGAGCTATGGGAACAGTGTCTCCTATCGGAGAGGGTCTTGTTCAAGTAGAAGACGATTTAGAATTGATTTGTTGGGACTTTGTATCAACACCATCTACATTCGGAGCCTATGTTAGACCTGTATCAGGAATCAACGAATCATACGCTCCATCTGCAAATCAAAACAGATATGGTAAAGCAAACAGAATGGTTTCAGACATCATTTGTAGCATGTCGGGTGTATGTTGTATTAATTAATTATATATAATTTATGCTTTTACGTAAATATCCGGTATTTATTGTTACTATGCCTCGATCCCCATATTGCGAGGCTACAATACCTAATACTTATATTGCTTCTCTACAATAAGCAATCGAAAAAATCAACAAACAAAAATGGAAGACATGTACAAGCAGGCAATTTTAGATGCCAAAGCAGTTCGTGCTAGCGCTATGGCAAATGCCAAAGCAACACTTCAAGAAGCTTTCGAACCAAAAATTCAAGAGATGATTCGTTTAAAACTTTCCGAAGAATTAGAAGAGGATTTAGAAGAGGACGAAAACGATCCATATTCTGAAAATCCTACTCGTAGAGACTTGGGAACTCAAGACGAAGAATCTTATGAAACTTCAGCAGAAGACACAGCTTATCAAGACATGATAAGTAAAGAAAAAACCGGTGGATCACTTGCAGAAGACGAAGAAATGGACGACGCTTCATTAGAAGAAATTCTAGCAGAATTAGATGAATTAGCTGAAGCTGATGAAGAAGACGCTGAAGAAGACGATGAAACATCCGACGATGAAACATCTGACGACGCAGCAGACGATTCAGAAGCAACAGAAGAAACTCCAACTGATGACACTAAAGTGATCGATATCACTCTTGGTGATCTTAAACAAGTACTTCAATCAATGCAAGGTAACGACATGGGAGACATGGACGATACGGGCAGCGAAGAAGGCGAAGAAGGATCTGAAGAAGATGCAGACGCTACTTTAGAAGAAATCAATTTGGACGAAATCTTAAACAGCTTAGAAGAAGCTAAGATGAAGGACAAGAAAAAAGACATGACAAAAGAAGAAAAAGACAAAGAAGAAGAAACCAAGAAAAGTTTGAAAGAAGCTAAGAGCACAATCAACATCTTACGCAGAGAACTTAACGAAGTTAATCTTTTGAACGCTAAACTTCTTTACATGAACAAAATCTTCAAGTCTAAGAATCTTAGTGAATCACAAAAAGTAAATGTAGTTTCTGCTTTAGATCGTGCAACAAACACGAAAGAGGCTAAAAATATTTACGAAACTTTAAAAGAGAATATTCAACCGAAGAAATCTCAAATTCAAGAATCAAGAGGCTTCGCTTCAAAACCAGCGGGCGTAGCACCTAAGAAACCTATTTTAGAATCTGATGCTTTTGTAAGCAGATGGCAAAAAATAGCTGGTATAAAATAATTTTAAACCAAAACAAAATTTTAAAACAATGGCAAATTTAGTACAAAATTTACTAAACGAGTCTGCTCAAACAGCATTCTCCGACCAGTTTTCAGTTGCCTCTAGACTTACAAAAAAGTGGGCAAAATCTGGTCTGCTTGAAGGTCTTAATGACCACGATCGTTCGTCTATGGCGGTGATCTTAGAAAACCAAGCAAAACAATTAGTTATCGAAACCTCAAATACAGGCACTGGCGCAACTTTTACCGCCGCTAATGGTGAACAATGGGCTGGAGTAGCTTTACCTTTGGTACGTAAGATCTTTGGTCAAATTGCAGCGAAAGAATTCGTTTCAGTTCAACCAATGAACTTGCCTGCTGGATTGGTATTCTTTTTAGATTTCCAATACGGTACTTCTGGTAACCCTAATTTCCCTCAAAATACATCTTTGTATGGTGCTCAAACTACTAACTTTGGTAATGCTGCTTCTGGTGGTCTTTATGGAGCTGGTCAGTTCGGATATTCATTGAATTTATTTAGTGCATCAATTAGTTCATCTAATTCAGCATATGTAAGTTCATCAGCAACTTGGGCAGATGTTTCTTTTGATGGAGCTCTTTCAGCATCTATAGCATCTAATACGATAACAAAAATTGCTTTACCTCAATCCTTTTTCTCAGCATCTGATGCTAATGCAGTTAGATCATTTACAATTGCACCGGCTGCAGCAAATTCTGTTCAATTTACAGATGGTGAAGTTTTAAGTAACTTTACTGCAATCTCTGCTTCTCAAGTGGTATTTTTATTGAATAAAGCTGCTGTATCAACTCCTGGCGCTAATGCTAACTTTGTTGCTTACTGGAATAAATCAACTGATTTCAATAGTCGTGGAGATTTTGAAGACCGCACTTCTGGAGCTTCTGTGCCCAATGCGTATTCTCCATCGTCAATCAGTATTCCTGAAATCAACGTAGGTATGAGATCTGAAACCATTTCTGCTAAAACTCGTAAGTTAAAAGCACAATGGACTCCAGAATTTGCGCAAGATCTTAATGCTTATCATGCTCTTGATGCTGAAGCTGAATTGACTGGTATCCTCTCTGAACACGTTTCATTAGAAATCGATTTAGAAGTATTAGATATGTTGATTCAATCTGCACCCACTACTGAGTATTGGTCAGCAAAGGTTGGCGCAACTTTAAGTACTAGCGCAGCAGGTATCACATCATATAATGCGGCAACAACAACCACTGCTGTTGGACAATATTATACTCAGATGACTTGGTTTCAAACTTTGGGTATCAAATTACAAAAAGTGTCTAACTTGATTCACCAACGTACTTTACGCGGTGGTGCTAACTTCATGGTTGTTTCTCCAACTGTAGCTACTATCTTGGAATCAATTCCTGGATTCGCAGCAGATACTGACGGTGCAGCTGACACAATGAAGTATGCCTTCGGTGTACAAAAAATTGGTAGCTTAAATAGCCGTTACAAAGTTTACAAGAATCCATACATGACTGAAAACGTTATCTTGATGGGCTTCCGTGGAACTCAATTCTTAGAGTGTGGAGCAGTTTACGCACCATACGTTCCATTGATCATGACACCTCTTGTGTACGATCCAAATACCTTCACTCCTAGAAAAGGTATTATGACTCGTTACGCATTGAAAATGGTTCGTCCTGAATTCTATGGTAGAGTGATTGTAGCTGATACAAATATCATCTAATTACTAAAGTAATATAGAAAATTAAGGCCCAACTTCGGTTGGGTCTTTTTTATTCTTGTTAGTCCGATATTTATTCTAAATAGATCACCAAAACTAATTTATGGAAAAACCAAAGAAAGTTTTAAAAAATGAGATCAAATACCAGATAACACTAAATGAAGAGCAAAAAGAAGTAAAGAGGTTGATATTAGAAAATCAAATTGTAGTTATAACAGGCAGAGCAGGCTGTGGTAAAAGTTTAGTTTCTGCTCAAACAGCTTTAGATTTTTTATTCAAAAAACAATTTGAAAAAATATTAATTACAAGAGCTGCAGTTGAAGTTGGACACTCTTTAGGATTTCTACCAGGAAGTTTAGATGAAAAATTTAATCCTTATTTAGAAGCTTTTCAAGAAAATTTAATTAAGTGTTATAATAAATTAAAAATTGAAGAGTTAATAAAAGACGAAAAGATACAAGCATTGCCTGTTCAATTCATCAGGGGAAAAACAATAGATGACGTTCTTGTAGTAGAAGAGGCTCAGAATATGACCAAAGCAGAAATGCTTGCTATTCTTACACGACTTGGCAAAAACGGAAGAATTATAATTAATGGCGATAATGAACAAAAGGATATTAAAGATCCTTACAATGGATTAAGTTACGTAATAGAACTCTCTAAAAAGATTAATGAGATCAAATATATTAAACTAAAACACAATCATAGATCTGATTTAGTTGGAAAGATATTGGATTACGAATATAACGCAAAATAAAATATAAATAAATGGCAAACGCTTCTATATACGATGGCAATCCACCTGGAATAGCAGGTAAAACTCCCTTTGGAATCTATGACAATGATGCCTCATTCGTTGCAAATGGACCTAAGGTTGCAAACTTTGTTGCAAGAAAATTAGGTTATCCAGTGATGGACGTGGAATTGGATTATTTGAATATATATGCTTGCTATGAAGAAGCGGTATCTGTTTATTCACAATTGATAAATCAGTTATCTATACAAAATAATTTATTATCATTAATAGGATCTCCAACAGGATCGAATTTGAATAATCAAGTTGTCGTTCCTACTTTGAATAGCGTAGTGGATATGGCTGACGCTTACGGATCTCTTATAGGGGTCGGAGGACAAACAGAATGGTATACAGGATCTCTTATGCTCACAGCCAGTCAACAAGTATACGATCTCCAGAGTTGGGGAATTAGTAATGGATATATACAACAAGGCGATAGAATTGTCATTGATAGGATATTTTATGAATCTAATCCGGCTATTAACCAATATTATGATCCATACATAGGAGGATCTATAAATTACCAAGGCGCAACTGAGAATTTTGGATGGGCTAGTTATTCTCCTGGACTTAATTTTACATTATTTCCTGTGTATTGGGATATTCAAAGGATTCAAGAAATAGAAATGTCTAACCAAGTTAGAAGATCAGCATTTACGTTCGAAATAGTAAATAATAAATTAAGAATATTTCCTATTCCAGAAATAACTGGAGTGCCTTTATGTATTCAATACTCTAAGAAGAGCGAAATGGCTAATCCTGCGCTGAATAGTCCATATTCTACAAGTACTGCGTTAGTAACAAATCCATCTAACGTACCGTATACAGTATTAGCGCCTAGTCAGATAAATGGACCTGGTCAGAATTGGATATTCGAATATACATTGGCTCTTTGCATGGAATTGCTTGGTTTAATTAGAAACAAGTATACAACAGTTCCAATTCCTGGAGCAGAGACAACTCTAAATGGAGCTGATCTATCTACTGCTGGCAGAGACATGCAAACCAAACTAAAAGAGCAATTAAAGGCTGATTTAACAGAATTATCTAGACCTGCATTATTAGAAAAGCAGTCTCAAGAAAATCAATCTATACAAGATACATTAACTAAAGTACCATTATTTATATATATTGGCTAATTTAATAAATAGAATTAATTATGGCAATATTTGGATCAAGTCGGGACATAACCACATTTAGAAGTATTTCTAAAGAGCTTGTTAATGACGTAATTAGTCAACAGTGCGGCTATTATAAAGTGTCTTTAAGCGATACTGTTCCTAACATATACGGAGAATCGCCTAAAAAATTCTATATAGGACCCGTACTACTAAATTGTCTAATTGAAAGAGGCGATTTCTCTTTCGATCAAGGCGATTTTGGACCAGATGTTAAACGTCCAGCGACATTTAGATTTTTGAAAGAAGATATAATGACTGCTAATGTCCATCCAGAACCAGGAGACATAATAATGTATAACGAAGTTTACTATCATGCAGACAATGTCAATGAAAATCAGCTGATAGTTGGTAAAGATTCGGATTATTCTTATTCAACAGGTTTAGAAAATTTTGGAGCATCTTATTCTGTAGTTATAGTTTGTCATTACATATCGCCTGATGCTCTTGGAATAACACAACAAAGATTATAATGAGTATACAATCAACTAGACCGCAAAATAGAAGGGAATTTATGGACAAGTTAGTTGTACCATACGATGCTCACTACGGGAATCCTAACGATGTATTCCCAGAGCCGTTTAAAGCCGGACAACCAGAACAAAATAGAGCTTTGGAAATATCTTTAAAAAACGATATTGACAAGGATTTTTCTATAGGTATAAAAGACATCAATGAAGCAGTTCAATATTATTTTTCAGATGTTCTAAAGCTTTCAGTGGTACAAAACAATACAAGAGTGCCAATTCCTATAATATATGGAAACGAAGAGAATTGGAAAGGCGTTCAGGCCGATGGATACTATAGAGATAACAATTCTAAATTAATGGCACCTCTGTTGATGTTTAAAAGAACAAACATCACTCAAAATAGAGGACTAGCAAATAAATTGGATGGTAACAATCCAATAAACGTTCAAGTGTTTGAAAAAACATTTAGTAGAAGAAATATATATAGCAATTTCAATGCCATAAACAGCAGACTTCCTGAAAAAGAATATGTTGTTGCAGTTACGCCTGATTACGTTACTGTGGAGTATTCCTGCATTATTTGGACGCATTTTATAGAACAGATGGATAAACTTATTGAATCGGTAAACTATGCGTCCAGAACTTACTGGGGTGATCCCAGCAAATTCCAATTCTATAGTTCTATAGATTCTTTTCAAGATGTTACTACTTTTAATACAGGAGAAGACAGACTAGTTAGAAGCAATTTTACTTTGACTCTAAATGGTTATTTGATACCTGACTCGATAAACAAAAGCGTATCAGCAGCAAATAGAGTATACGGAATATCAAATCTTGTCTTTGGATTAGAAACATCTACTGAAAAGATAAACTACCCAAAATAAAAACAAATTAGTATATTATACAGTGTTAAAAGCAACCCAAATAAAATGGAATGAAGCTCATAATGTGTGGAGCGATTTCAAATTAGGGGATTTATACACGCAATATCTCTTTGATACATATGGCATCGTAGTAGAAGCTGGTGGCCACGTTATTTGGAATCACGTTATAACTATTGAAGTAATAGTTCCTGTAATGCCTGGAGGAGCAGGAGAAGATTTTGGATATCTGGGTGGCAAAAAGAAAAAAGCAAAAAAGAAGATAAAGCTGATATTTATAATGGGTGATATACGTGAAGAACAAACAAAAGAAGTTCATGAATTGATATCTCCTAAAATAGTTTCCGATATCAAAAACAAGATAGAGGAGCAATTGCAAACAAAAATATCACTTAGCGATGTACAAATTATTAAAGGATAAAAACAACGAATTTCAGTGTGAGATAAGATTAGAAGGCGCGAGTTCTAAAGACGCAACGGCTAGACTTTTCTTAGAAGCCGATGGTTGTGAATATGTATTCAAAGGCAAGATAGAAGGCGAGAGATGCTTGATTCCAATGGGAAAACTAAAGAAATATCAAAATCTTTTAGAAAGCGGCAAGATCAGATTAGAAATCATCGCAGAAGACACAGTTTTTGTTCCTTACGAGAGCGATTATGAATTAGATCAAGAAAAGAAGGTAACCGTGGAAGTGATTCAACAACAGTACACTCCTAAAAAACCGATAGTAGAAGTAAAAGTAAAACAAGAGCCAAAATCTCAACCTAAAAAGAAAGAAAAATTAGATCCAGTAAAAGAGATCAGATCGTACTTAAAAGAAACAGCTAATTTCGACGGATCACTAACAAGCTTGCAAAGAGTGATAAAAGATCCATCAAATAGAAAATTTATAAATAGAGTTTGCGAAGCATTTAAATTAGAAAAAAAACAAGTGTTGAAGCAAATCTTAAACTAAGTTATGAATAATGGCAATACCATCGCTAACAGGTTCCTACATAGATGAAACATTCCAACGGTTAGTACAGACTAACAACACTCGCACAGAATTCGCTGACGGACTAGGTAATCCTATTACATTAGGTCCTCCAGGAGCAGTAAATCCAACCCCAAATTATTACCCATTTAACGATGCTGGTGTATTTGCTGATAGTTATCTAAATCAATCCGGTAGCATATTAAGAACTATATATAATGGAGGTGATTATGGTTTTAACTATGATTTTAATACCGATATTTTTACAGTTGGAGATGTAGGCAATAATCAAACACATACATTATTTATTGTTGATGCTTCTAATTCTGTAGTTAAAACAACCAATAGCGGTAATGATGTAGGTTTAAAACTAGATTTTAATAATAACTCATATACATTAGGGGACCCAGCAGGAAATACAATAACAGTATCAGATAATGGAGGTGGAGATAGTGCTACTTTATCATTAGTAAACGGTAATGTAACATTTACCGCTGATGATGAAATTAATATTAATTCTAACACAGCAGTAATATTAAATGGAGCAGGTGGTACATATGTTAAACAACTAACATCCTCCCCACAATTAAATATATTAACATATAACTCATCATCAGGTCAATTATACTATACTGCATCATCGGCAATTGGTGGAGGTGTAACTGGAGATTATATAACAAGTAGTTGGACTGGATCGACAACTTCTCAATTTGCAGGTACATCATCTTATGCGTCTACCTCTTCCTTTGCGCCTGATTATGTATTAAATAGTGTTACTAGTTCAATGACGGTAGCAACTTCATCCGTATCTTTATATCCACTATCAGTAACGGGCAGTACGCTCTACTCAACATCACCTGCAGCCGCAATTAATGCTGGTACGTCTAATAATATATTTTTAGGAACAAGCGCGGGATCTAGTACTGGTAATGTACAGGGTTCATCCTTTTTAGGAAATAACGCTGGCAATAGTGCACTATCCGCAAGTTTCTCAAACTTTTTTGGAAATTTTACTGGAAACGCTGCAACAAATGCAAGCCAATCAAACTTTCTTGGAAATAATGCAGGAACAACTGCAATAAATGCAAGCAACTCAAACTTTTTTGGACAATACGCTGGGTATAGAGCGGTAAGTGCATCGTATTCAACACTAATAGGATATAAAGCAGGTCTAACACCAACAACAGCAAATAGCATTGGTAGTAATAATATAGTTATAGGAACAAATATAAGTCTAGCTCCCAATCAAAAAAATGCTATTAACATAGCGGCTATAATATTTGCAACCGGATCGTATTCAACAATAACAAGTAATTCAACTGCAGGATTTTCTGGATCCTCAAATGGCAAAGTCGGCATCAATCAACCAAATCCACAATACAGTTTCGATGTAAGTGGAAGTGGCAATTTTTCAAATGGATTGGTTGTAACAAGTTCATTAGAAATTACCGGTAGTTTGACTATAAGAAATCTAGTAACAGCTTCAGTATCAAACGTACTAACGTATAATACAGCAACAGGTCAAGTATATTATACTGCATCATCAGCAATTGGCGGTGGAGGTGGTACACCGGGTGGATCAATAGGACAAATACAATATAATAATGCTGGAGCATTTGGTGGCGTAGATAAATTAACATTTGATGGTACTAATTTAATAGCAACAGGATCATTTACCGGTTCTTTATTTGGAA